CGTCGATCCAGTTGCCGGCGCGCGTAGCGTCGGTGCCCGGAGAAGCCGCCAGCGGGCCGATAGCAGCGCCGTCAAGCGCGCCAGCGGCCGTCAGGAACGTCGCCGAAGCCGTCGTACCCACGCCAAACGTCGTGGCTGCGCCCGTCCAAGCGGTCGTAACCATGATGTCGATGGAGAGGATCTGGCTGTTTGCTGGGATGACAATCGAGGTCGTGGTCGCAGCCTGCGTAACAGCCGAAGACTGAGCCATCACCACATAGCCGACGTTTGCAACGTCAGTGCCGAGAGTGGAGCCGCTCGTGTTCAGGATGTTACCGGCCTTGATAGGACCAGTAAACGTAGTAGCGCCCATAGGGCCCTCCTGCACGATGCGATCTTGTAGTCTGTGCAGCGTCCGCTAGGCCGGTCTACAAGATCAGTTAGCCTAGATGAAAGGCGGGAGCCGTAGCCCCCGCCCTATCGGTATTACGACGGGATCGAGCCGTAGATCGAACGCCAGTTGTAGTAGCCGAAGCTGTAACGCTCGTAGCCCTTAACCAGCAGGTTGTCGGTCACAAAATCAACCTGCATATCGGTTTCGAACTTGATGCGCTCCATGTAGGAGAGACCATCGATGTTCGTGAGCAGGAACCACGCAGAGGTGGACGTGAGGTAATCCGAAACCATGTAGCTTTCGGAAAGACCACCGGCCGTGCTCTGGATCGCGTTCACGTCGTTGTCCGCAGTACCCGGACGCAGTTCCGTCTTGAGAAGGCGGATAGCAACCGGCTCAAGAGCGGGCGGCACGATGAGCTTGCGAGCGCGCGCAAACACCTTCAGGCCAGCCTGATCCTTGAAGTTGGTACGAACGGCGATCATCGCGTTGAGCAGGGTGCTCTCGTTCAGATCGTTGGTCGCGTAGTTGGAGATCGTGCCGCCATCAATCGGATGGGAGGCAGACACCAGAGCAACGCCGTCGCCGCCAATCGACGCATTGTACGTCGTGGAGGTGTTCAGGACGTTCGCGCCGTAGATTTCCTTGGTCTGATTGAAGCTCTCAATCAGGCCGAGGTTCGACGGATGGAACTGGGTCTTGTAGAGGTTGTCATCGATGGCTTTGCGCGTGATGGCATAACCAAGAGCCAGTTCAGTGTGCTCCTGATTGTACACATAACGCTCGCCAGCGTTGTTGTCGAAGGCAGTCTGACCACCCTCAGTCTTCAACTGAGCGAGGCCGAGGTAACGCATTTCAGCGGTACGCTCCAGCGCCATCTTCGAGTCGTGCTTCGTGAAGATCTTGTCGTACTGAGACGGGATCTGCTCGTACTTGCCTTCAATTCCACGGAGACCGGGGAGGAGAAGGTCTTTAATAGCCGAAAGATTGACAGCCATTGGTGCCTACTCCTCTTAGATGCCGGTGAAGTTTTTGGTCGTGACGTTATTGAACGCCACAATGATGCGGTTATACGCACCAGCCTCAGTGCCAGCCGACCCCGGGGGATCAACGACAAGGCCCACAACACGGAAGGGAAGGGTGGTCGTGCCAGCGGCAGCGGTCGTAACGTCAGCGAACGCGCCCGACAGGCCGTTGGCGGTGTTGCCAGAGCCGATGTCGAAGCCGATGTTCAGGTTGACGGTGGACTGCGTGGCGCCAGTCGAACCAGTCTGCACGACGAACCGAGCATTCGGGTCGTTCACAATGTAGCCTTCGACCGTCTGGGACGAGGCGACATCAGTGCCGGGCCAATAGTTCGTCCACACGGTGCGCTTCTGCGAAACCGAGAGGTACTTGCAGCCGACGAAAACGCCAGCGATACCGGCAGCGGCAATCGTGCCGTCGCTGCGGATAACCTGACCGTTAGCGTCGGGCTCTACGGGGTCGCCATAGAAAATGGCAGAAGCGTTATAAGCGATCTGGACCGGAACCTGCTCGTAGGTCGGAGCGGAGCCGTTGCCGCTGTACTGAGAAAAACCGAAAGGCGCATTGGTGTTCGCCATGACGGTGCCTCCTTTTTACAGGAAGTCCCAATCATCGCACGCCGGGGCGACTAGGAACTGGGTTGGTTAAA